TTAACGTTGGGTGTTTCGCTAATCAGTAATGGTTAGCCTTTGCAGGTTGAGTCTGTGGGCTGTGTTCCCCTTCGCACCCCACAGGCTCCCTGCCACTTCGCAAAAGGGGTCTTTATGACGTATTACATAATCGAAACTTATCCGCCGTTGTTCTTCGAGGTATCGCAATGAGGATTGTTGGTTCAGATCGAAACTTAACTGAAGTGTCAGTCAATGACGGCACAGCAGTAAAGCGCAACAAAGACGGTACGTTTCACGTTTCAGAAGCAATGGGTAAAGCACTAGTTAAGTCAGGGGATTTCGCAATGGCTGGGATCACATTTGCTGGCGCACGTTCTTGGCGTTGTGTTCAGTGCAGTCACAATTCACTATTCAAAAGCAAGTGTGGCAAGTGTGGAAGCACTGAACTTGTGGAAGAGGACAATTAATGTCAGTTGTAGCACCCTTTAACATAACTGAAGGCAATCGTGTTCCTTATGTCACAATTCAAGAGGTGCTTAACAGCGCAACTGCCGCAAGCATTGACTTCACTAATCTGATCCCAGGCGCTTCGATTAACGCACAGAACGTCGCTTTGCAAGAGTTGATAGTCAAAGCCTCTACTGAAGCAGATAACTACTGTCTGGGAGCGTTAGGAACGCTGTGTGCGACTGTTAATACTGAAAACGGTCGCTATCGTGGCAATCGTTTAGGACAGTTTATTGTTCAGCCACAGTATTGGCCAATTCTTGAGCTACGTTCGTTTCAGTATGGCTATAACCCTGGTTCGCTAAATCAAGTGACGCTTTCAAACACGAACACTTTTATTGAGCGTCACCAATTCATTATCACTGCGCAAACGGGTGTTTATTCAGGCACTACTTATGGTTCGCTTGACATGGTTGGTGGCAAGTTCCCACCACAAGAACAGTTTTGCCAATGGACTTATGTGAATGGCTTTGCCAACACGTTCAGCAACGGCGCTGTGACTGCTGGTGCAACGTCAATAACTGTTGATAGCGCAATTGGTATCTACCCAAACAGCCAACTCACTATCTGGGACGGCGCAAAAGACGAAACGATTACAATCGCTTCAACTTATGACGGCGTTAGTTTGACACTTCCACTTGCCAGCCCGTTGCAGTATTCGCACACGACTGACGTTAATGTTTCTGCATTGCCCGCAACTATCAAGCAAGCGGTCATTCACTTCATTGTTGCTATGGTCAAAGAACGTGGTGACGGTTCGCTAGTGATCAACGAAATTGGTGAGCCAGTTCAATCAACGTCGAAAACGTCAAGTCAAGAATGGGATAAGGCAGCCGCTTACGACTTGCTGGATGCTTTCAAGCAGATCTGGGGTCGTGCCTAATGTCAAGGGTTGCAGTTCGCAATGCCGTGGCTTCCTATTTAGAAAACGCCAACGTCACAAATCTGACCAGCGTATTTCCTTACCCGCCTAAGCTAACTCCTGAAGGCGATTTCTACAATCAAGACGCACCCAATCACACTTCGGGCGCAATTATCTTTCTATGGATTGAAGCACAGCGAGAGACACGCATTGCTTTAGGTGGTTCAGTCAATGGAAAGAAAATGGTTGAATACACGTTTGTTCTTGACTGTTATTTCAGATCAAGCGAACCAAAGAGTGAAGACGCTTCAGAAATGAATGACGCTTTTCTTGACAGTCTTGTTAATGCTATTCGTGCAAATCGTGAAGCAGGAACAAGCAACGGTGTGATTTTCGTCTGGGGTGAGGGCCCGCACAATGGTGGTGCAGACGTTGAAGTGACTTCGTATTACCCACGACGGCTTGCTTCGTCACAAAGCATTACTCAAACTTATTCCAACATTCGTGTAATGGTGTTGGAAGAAATCAACTCATAAGGAACAACAATGGCACAATTCACGTTCAACGGTTCGCAACCAATGACTTACTTCACTACGTTTATCAATGGCGAAGTTCTAGTTGCAGAACCAAATCAGTCTTATGACCTCGACGAAATGCCTAACGACGGCTTCTGGTCTGCTTCAAGCGCACCAGCACCTAAGTCTGCACCTGTCGAACCAGCACCTGCTGACCCAGCGCCCGCTGACACCCCTGCTTCACCAACCCCCAACGCCTAACCCAACAAAGGAACAATCATGGCATTTTTAGTAGCTAATAGTTATCTTGGACTGATCGCTGAAGTCACCAGAGGCACGTTGCCTTCGTCTGGTTCGACTACTAACGGAATTGTCTATGGTGCAAACTACATTCCAATTTCAGCCCCACAGATTACGCCACAGCAGACGTTTCTGCGTGACGAAGCATTGCGTGGTTCGCCTGTCATGGTCTATGACCACATTCAAGGTGTGCGTCACGATCTCGCTGAATTCAAGTCATACTTATACGCTGACACGACCCCAATCTTGCTGACCGCATTGCTGGGTGGTAATGACACCGTTTCAGGTTCGTCTGCGCCTTACACGCACATTATTGGTCTTTACAGCAACGTTGCAAACGGCTCACAGCCCGTTTCATTCAGTTTGCTTGACTTTGACGGTGCAAACTACTTCACTTTGACTGGCGCACAGGCTGACGAACTTGCTTTGACTTTCGGTGCAGAAGCACCTGCTGAAGTGACCGCAAAGTTTGTTGCTAACCCTTACACGTCATACACGACTGTTCCAACGCCATTCAGCACCCCCAGCATTTCTGCTGAACACATGATCCCTGCATGGGACACCACGATCACAATTGCTTCAACTGCTTTCACCTACATTTCAACTGGTGAATTGACCATGTCACGTTCGACTAAGCCAATTTTCACTATGGGAACACAAGCACCGCACGTCAATTTCGCTGGACCAATTGATGTAAAGGGTAAGTTCACCGCCGTTGTTGATACGACTGCTGACCCATTCAGCACTGGTTCAACTGCTTATGGTCTTTTCCGTCAGCCACAGGCAATGACCATTACTTTCACTGACCCTAACGACACGTCTTCAGCAACTAATCACAGCATTTCTTTGCAAATGTCAAACGTTCAGTTCATTAACCCGAAGCGTGTTCGAGGCAAGGAATTCACGGAAATTGAAGTTGAGTTTGAAGCTAACGCAAACACGACTGACCAAACTGGTTCAGCCAACAGCGCACCTTATTCACCAATTAAAACCACCACTGTAAATGCTTCAAGCGTTTCTAGTAGTGTTGGTTACCTGAAGAACTACTAAACACCTGATAAGGGGATTTAATGCCATTAGTTGAACTACCAAACGGACAGTCTGCGATCATTAAAAGTCGTGGTGACATTTCTGAACGCATTGCAAGAAACGTTTCACGGGCTTTTATGAACGCCGCTAGTAGTGCAATGAAGTTAAACGAACTAGGTTTTGACGAAACCAAGCCCGAAACATGGGGCGTTTTCGCACAATTGTCTGACGCTGACAAGGATAATCTTGACGGCTATCAAGCAATTTTGATCGAAAGCATGGTTCAGTCATGGACTTTGGGCGATCTACCAACACAGGAAACTGCGTTAGATTTGCCAAAAGCAACGTTTGACGCACTTGCACTTGCTTGTTCTGAAGAATTTAACAAGTCAGATGAGTTCGGACCTGATGGTGCAATCGACCCAAAAGCGCCTATCGCCAATTAAACAAACTTGAAGAGGCCATTCGTGGCAAAGACGTTGATGTTGAACCACAAGTTCTTGCTTATTGGCGTGAATACCAATTCAGAAAAACGTTTGGTGGATCGCACGAAGACTTTTTGAACCAGCCCGTTGAAATCACTGATTGGCTAACGCAAATTCATAACAGAGTAATGGGAATAACCACTGATGGCTGAATTTACTTTGCAAGGCATGAAAGAATGGCAAAAACGCTTAGAGCGCATAGAACAACTTGCACAAACAGGTGCAGAAAAGTTTGTGCGTGAAGGTGGTCTAGTAATTGCAAGCAACGCTAAACGTGAATTTCGTGGTCGCCCGTTAGGTTCGCAACGCACGTCAAAAAAAGGTCGTGTGTATTACGCAGGTGCGCCTAAATACCCTGCAGAACCACCACGCCCAACTAATCGCACTGGCAATTTGTCTGCAAGTATCAATCTTCAAATGGTGCGCAGAACGCCAGGTGGTGCGGAGTCGCTGACTGGAACGTATGTCAAATACGCCGCACCCGTGAATTACGGCACTGAACGATCACGCAAATTTCCTTTCATGGATAACGGGCTTGAAAAGTCAATGCCTCAACTTAAAGAACTTGCTGAAAAATACTTAGGCGCAATGCCAATTGAAATGTCGTAAAGGAACAACATGGCTGGTATCAATGAAGTTATCATGCGCCTGTTGGCTGACGCTAGACAATACAAAGCAGAGCTAGACAGCGCAATTCTAAAAAACGAAGAGTTTTCAAAATCAACCGTTCCAATGGGGCAAAGATTTAGCAAGTTTGCTTCGACTGCGACTACTGCTGTTGCAGGAGTTGGTCTTGCGCTTGGTGCTTATGGTGTAGATCAGGCAATTAAATTCACGGAGTCCTTAGAAAAAATTGCTAATCAATCTGGCGCCAGTGCGGCTGAAGTTGATTACTTAAAAAGCAAAATTCTTGACGTTTCGAGTGCCACGGGTATTTCTTCAAGCGAAATTGCAAACGCATTTCTTAGTGCTGAAAAAGCAGGAATTCGTCAAGCAAAGGCTGTTGATTTAGTCACTGCCGCTTCAAAAGCCGCAGTAGTCACTGGTGGAGATGTGACCACTGTGACCAATGCAATTATTTCAGCGCAGACACTTCAAGTCGCAAAGGGAATGTCGGTTGCCGCAGTTGCAGACTTGATGGTGAAAGCCAACAAATTGCACATTGGTTCGCTTGACACACTTGTTGGAATTTTGCAAGGTCGTGTCGGTGGTGCGCTTGCGGCGTATGGTGTGAAACTTGCACAAGCGGCCGCAATTGCTGACGTTGCTTCAAAAGCGGGCTACACAAATACACGATCAATGATGACGCTGGCTACGTCACTTGCAAAAATTGAGAACCCAACCAAATCTTCAACTAAAGCATTGGCTTCATTTGGCGTTTCTGCTTCAAAGTTGGCTTCAGACGCACGCACGCCCGGTGGAATTATAACCGTTCTAAAAGATTTGGAAGCGCAATCAAAGCGAACTGGCGTGCCAATTCAAAACTTGATTACTGCAGTTTTTGGTGCTTCAGGTTCAGGTCTTGTTTCAGTGCTTCAAAAGAACTTGCCAACGCTTGAAAAATACACAACAACGCTTCAAAGCGCAAGCGGTCAAAACCTGAACACTGTCTTTGGCATGACGCAAGGACAATTGAACCAGCAACTGAAGGTCTTGAAGACCAACTTTCAAAACGCCATGACTGGTCTTGGTCTATTGCTTTTGCCTACAGTCAAAGACCTTGCTAACTGGGCGACTGACGCAGTCAAGTATTTCAAGGACCACCCGCTCGTTGCCAAAATTGCTAGTGACGCAACTATTGCTGTCTTTGCATTGGCTATTGGTGCAAAGGTGCTTAAAGTTCTTTCGCCAATTTTCAAGATGCTAAACATTGGTGCAAAAAGCGCACAGGTGATTGCAACTGACGCAAACACTATTGCGTTGCAAGAAAACACCATTGCGCTGGGTGGAAAAACAGGTAGCGGCGTATTACCAACCATAGAAAAGTATGGAAAGTTTGCCCCTTTGCTTGAAGTCGCCGCTTTGCTGGGCGCTGGGTATTTGATTAAAAAGACTATTCTTGATAAGCAAGCGGGCGCTTTAACAACTGCAAACAATCCACTTGCCTACATGGTAGCGCCACCAACCCCTTCAATTCCAGCAAAAGACGAAACCAGTATGTTTAAGTTTGGAAACGTTCAAAGTTCAACTGGTATGCAAGATTTCGCTTTCATTACGCAAGCACAACAAGCGTCACTTCTTCAATGGG